CACCTTTTCCTTTCATGTATTTATTATCTTTTTCGTTTACACTATCCTATATTATATGCCACTTCCCGTCAACATATATGGACAATACTTCATGCAAATTTCATTTTTATGTTATTTCCCCAGAAGTTCATTTACTCTCTTCTGCACCTTATCATATTCATAGCCCGATTTCTTCAACCTGTTTTTTCGATCCTCGCCATTTCCCCAATCTCCGGCTATCACCTCTCTGGCTATCTCGTCAATTGATTTCTTCTGCGAAGCTTTCACTATAGCGTTCACCTTCTCCTGAACTTTATCGTAATCATATCCCGCCGTTTTTAATCTCTTTTTTCGATTCTCGCCGTTCCCCCATCTGCCCGCTATGACTTCCTTCGCGATCACATCTATGCTTTTCTTTTTTCTATTCTTATTATTCTTGTTATTCTTATCATTACTTTTCCCGCTATTGCTGTCAGAGACTTTCCCTTTCGATTTTCCCTTATCAGTGTCAGTCTTTATCGCAGCACATTTTCTCCATGTCGTTTTGTCTATATAAGACTTGTTCAGGTCCAGATTTCCCTCATACCCCGGAAGCCGGCCCACAGAAGTGTACTGCCTGATAGAACAATCATACTGCCCTTCATTCCACGGATGCTCCTGATATCCAGTCTGCTCATAATCAGGATACTGAGCGACCCACAGCCTGTAGCCAAGATTTTTCACATTATCCATGGCACTCTTCTGAATATATATCAGCGGTTTTACCCTGGTTTTTCTGTACACATAATCGCACCACTCCTTGCACCACGCTCTGTCACTTCTGCCAAACTGTGGATTGTTCTGTCCCTCCCAGTCGAGCACGAGTATGGCTTTGCCCACATATTTCTTACTGTATGCAAGGAAATACTCAGCCTCACTGTGGGGATCGCCACCATTTGCATAGTGGAATGCCCCCAGAAGTTTTCCCGCTTTCATCGCCTGGTCACAGTGCTTTGCAAAAAATCTGTTCTTGTAGTCCGTGCCCTCCGTCGCTTTCACTATCACAAAGTCACAAGGCACCTTGGTTATATCTATAGTATCCTGCCATGCTGATATATCTATACCATCCATGTATCCCTTTAATGGAACCTTATTAGAAGCCATAAAATTGTCTCCTGAATTCTTTTGTCTGTATATAATATTCCAGACATTGAATCAAGAGACAAACTCATGATCATTATTCCTAATCTATACATCTTTGTACTGCATTACATTTGTTGTAGCCATGTCACCTTTATTCATGCCACTTTTCCTTATCTCCGCCCTTGTAAAACCGCTTAAATATCGATATCAGGTAGTCCCATCCCCGGGTACATATAATCGCAATGACAAATGCCCCGAAAAACGCAGCCACAGGATAATACCACGCAAATGCTATGTGATAGAATGATAGTCCAACAAAAAGCCCCACCTCACACACAATGACACTGGTGATCAGAACCTGAAAAGAGGTAGGGATCTTCTTCAGCACTCCTACCTCTTTCGTAAATTCCGTTATGACCGATATCAAAGTGCAAAGAACCGCAACAACTACAAGATATACTGCGAATCTGTCCATGCGTATTCACCTCCTTGTCCATGATATAGTTTAATGTATTCCGGAAGGTGGTATGTGGTTATAAAATATTATTGTGTTCTTAAATCACATTGACTATAATTTTGATATAATTTATACTGCAATTACAATTTTATACATACAATTTGTAATTCTTTTTAAATTAAACCTCGCATTAATGCGGGGTGTTTTACGTTATATGGGAATCTCCAAAATGTATATATACATATAGTAAAATTACTTCTGTAATAAAATAGAATAATGTATTTAACCGGGCAGCCGAGGGGTGTTACACCATATCCGTTCGAGTCTTGGAAGGGAGTGGTGCCTTATGAGTACATATGAGGAATTTATGGTTTTACTTACCATTGCAATACTTATTGTAACTATTCTGAATAATCGAAAGTAAGAAAAAAACACCTCAGCCGGCTAAGCATTGAGGTGTTTTATCTTAAATAGCTTTTCACCGGACGGATAGGACGTATCTATCGCTCGGCTGTCTTGTTAAGTATATTATACAATATTTTAGACGTTTGTCAAAAATAAATGACCTCCTTGTTTATTTCAAATGGATTACATATTCTTTAATTTCGCTTGGTTGGACATGCAGATACGGTTTAATGTATTCGTTTTGAATATTTCATTTTTGCTGATTTTAGACACAACATTTGTACTTATCCCAGTATCTTTGCACAGTTGTGTCTTTGTTTTTTTGCGTTCATTTAAAAGTGTGTCAAGTTTATAATATATATGTTCAAGGATAGCATATTATTTGACTTTCTTCATGCAATTAAATACTAATGCACTCTTAAAATATATTTACGTACTTGTGACTGTCTACACTTTATGTAGGTGCATTAAAAGGGTAATTTGACGTTTACAGCGAATACGTCTTATGCTCTACAGGAAAATGAATCATTCAATATAGAGCTATCAGATACTCTTGAAAGTGATATTGTATTCACTTCTGATGTATATGGATATATTGATGCAGATTATGTTATTACAGTCAAGGAAGTCTACGTATATCTGAAGTCTACATTAAAAAACTTTGTAGACTTCTCGTAGACATTTGCATAGTATGAACGTGTAGACTAGAAAAATTAACAAAAAATAGAGAGCCTTTAGATCTCTCTAAAAGCCCTCTAAACCATTTAAATACTAGGTTTTTATTTAGAACTTGCCAGCGTTAGCAGCTTCCTCAACAGAAACAGCTACAGCAACTGTAGCACCAACCATAGGGTTGTTACCCATTCCAATATAAGGAACTAATATGCAACCTACTTTATCTGCTAATGGCTAAAAAATGGCTTATTTCCGCCATTATTTCGATGTATGTTTTTTCTACGCAATTTACACTTTGCCTATTTTTACTATTTATCACTCAATCTACGTGGACAAAATGTGGACAAAAAAAATAAAGATATAGTTAGGTTAATTCTTGCCAAAATGATATTATAAAACACTAAATTAACCAACTCTTTATTTAAATGGTTTTTATCAACTCATTCACTCTCTTCTGGATCTTATCCGGATTATATCTTGCTGCCTTGAGGCGGTCAATACGTTCCTGTCCATTGCCCCAGCGGCCAGCGATTACCTCTCTTGCAATCTCATCTGTGGATTTTACGTGTGACGCTTTTACCTGCTTGTTGACCTCTGCCTGAACTTTCGCATAGTCGTACCCTGCCTTGGTCAACTTTGACTTTCTAACGTCGCCGTTCCCCCATTTGCCTGCGAGGACTTCCTTTGCTATCGTTGCAATGGACTTCTTCTTTATGGTAGGCTTAGCCGTTGAAGATGTTGCAGTCTTAACCCCAGCATACTTCTGCCAAGTCACCTTGGATATGTACGCCTTATTGAGATCAAGATTACCATTATATCCGTTGAGTCGTCCATGGGAAGAGTACTGCCTGATAATGCAGTCATAAGAGCCCTCATTCCAAGGAGTCTTCTGGAATCCAGTATCGTTATTATCTGCATACTGAGCTATCCAGAGTGGGTATCCAGCAGACTTAACTCTATCCATCGATGACTTCTGAATATATATGAAAGGTTTGATCCCTGTCCGCTTATAAACGTATGAGCACCATGCCTCGCACCACTCCGTATCATCTCTGCCAAATCTAGGATTGTTGTCGGTTTCCCAATCAAGGGCTATGATCCCCTTACCTATGAACTTCTTTATCTTACCTAAGAAGAAATCTGCCTCCTTCTTGACGTCCCCTCCATTTGCATAGTGATACATACCCAGTAAGCGTCCAAGTTTGAGCGTCTTGTTAGCATGGTCATTGAAACACCTATTGAAGTAGTCTGATCCCTCGGTAGCCTTGACTATTATAAAGTCGCAAGCCACCTTAGAGAGGTTAATGTCATCCTGATGCGCTGATATATCTATTCCATTCATATTATTCGCCGCCTTTCTCTTCACTCTTTGATGTTAATATGTCTATTGCTTTATTGATTACCTCAGGAAGCGGTACACCCATGAGACCAGCGTTCTCAACAATACTGATCGTCTCATTTACAATAAATCCTATTATCACCGCATCCCGGATATAGTTTGAGCCTATCGCCAGATCAAGCCTATAGGCTATCAATACAAATAAAAGGGACATGCCCTTACGACATAATCCCTTCCATCCTGCCTTGCTCTCCAAGGCTCCTGATGCTGTTTTCTTGCTGTTGTGAAACACTCCAGCCACCACCAAGCCACTCACATAGTCAATGGCCATGAACATGACCAATGTTGCCAGTCCAGCATCCCATCCACCAAACAGGGACGCTATCACACCGCCTATTGCTCCAGCGGTTGTACATATTGCATTTTTCATTTTTCCGTCTCCTTTCTCTTATGCTATTCTTACTGCTTTCATGTAACTAGCAGTTACATTTATGTTTGCTCCGCTACTCTGCCATGCCTGTAGATAGTACTTTGTATCTTCTGTCACAGACATTATCCACTGGCACTGTACATATCCAGTTGCAGCTGTGGCTGTTCCAGGAATAACATTTGTTGTCTGGTCAAAACCATTATCTGATGTAGCAAATCTAGCTCCCAGTCTGCCTCCCTTTGATGCAGCAAATAATATCGTTCCTGTCATCATATACACACCTGGCGGCAATGTCACTGAGGAGTTTGTATTCGACCAGACTCCTGATTTTATAGCCTTTGCTGTTGTTGAATTACCATAGAATGTTTCGCCAATACGGTAACCATTGCGGTAATAATCCCCTAAAACAGATAATGATGACTCACCCGAATTATCGCCAATGATTGTGTGCTTTCCGAGAAAGACAACACCAGACTTAGCTAAGCTCATTGAATTGCCATTCGTTATGTATATACCATCACTGCCGATCACAAGCTGCCGCTTCAGCTCGCTTATACCAACTATGATATTGCCGTCCTTGAATGTTATATACTTTGAATAGTTGTCCGGGTCCGCTTCGTCAACGTTTATAAGTTTCTCCCAAAACAGCTTCAACTCATTGCCTGACTTTTCAACCGACAGGGCCTTGTTATAAGCTGCCTTTGCTGCCTCATAGCTACTAGACTTTGAAACATCGGAATAGCTGAATGTCTTGCCGTCGCTCATAATAGTCAGATCAACAAAATATAAGGTATTTGTAGAGCCATCCGTATAAGACGGCTCTGTGGTTTTCCAATTACCTCCAGGATTGATGGTTGTAGGCTTAGCTGGTGCTGTAACCGTGGATGACTGAAGTAGATAATATCTTGTTACACTCTTGACATCCTTGACATTAAATATGGTTATTTCTGCCTTGGCTTTGATCATAGCCATAGAAACACCTCCTTACGCTTCAAGCTGACATGTGTAAGCCTGAGAGTTGTCTACGGCTCCAGCAGTAACCGTATACGTCTTTGATGTAGACACAAGTGTTGCCCCTTTATACCATTTTATTGTTCCAAGTCCAGATACAGTTCCATTATCAGCTATTATCTGTTCGGCGCTTCCTTTAAATACATGTGCTGTAAGCACGGTAGAACCGGTATTATTTTTAAAGATAATGCCGTTGCTTGATGTGATTGTTACAGTTATTGCGTCTGCTCCTGCATTGCCTTGAGGTCCCCGTGGTCCGGTTGGTCCAGTATTCCCCTGTGGTCCGGTTGGTCCTGTAGCCCCTTTATCGCCCTTGGCACCTGTTTCACCTTTGATTCTCGCCCATGTATATGAACTGACGGTTGCTGGGTCTGTCGGGTTATAATCCGTGCATGTACCTATATACATTCCAACATCTTCACCCGAGTTTGACGTGAATGTTTTCCCTCCATCATTTGAATATTTTACATGAAAATATGATGTCTTACCGTTTACCCCTGTTGCTCCTGGAGTTCCATTAGTGCCGTCCTTAACAGTCTGGGTATGTGTGCCGTTTTTATCGGTGATGGTTATGGTTGTCACACCATTGGTTTTGGTGACCGATACAGTTGGGGATACCCCCTGGGGGCCCTGTGGTCCGGTTGGACCTGTAGCTCCTGTATCGCCCTTAGCACCTGTTGCACCTGTTCTCGATACTGCAAACGAAAACTTCTTACTAATTGTTATTCCATCAACAACAACAGGGATAGTCGCTTCACATGCGGTTGTCAACTTTGCTGTCAGTGTAAATGTGATTGTGACTTTTGAAGTTCCACTGTTGCTTACTCCCGCTGTCACTCCTGTTGGGCATACGATTGCCTTAGGATCTACTGTAACAACGGAACACATGTTATTACCGCAATATGCTGCTGCATCTGTTGTGCATTTAGAACCGGCCACAGCTCCCTGCGTGTCCCCAAGAAACGTATACGCCTCGCTTGACAGCACAACGTTATATGCGTCTGACACATCAAGTACTGTAATCTGATCTGCTGCTTTTATTGTTGCCATAGATTATTTTCCTCCTCGTTAATCTGTTATAAGTTCACACATGAAAGTTACCTTTGTATCTACATCTTCTGGTGAAAGAGTAAAAGAAAATCCGTCGTTCCCCATTCTTGAGTCGGCGGATGATATAATTCCATATGATTCTTCATCTAGCCTCTGCCATTTCCATTGAATATACGCAGAGCTTCCATACGTTTCATGTAACTTATCTATATCTGTTATCCTGTCTTTTCCGTGGTATATCACCACAGATAATACTGTTGATACTGCATTATTCTTGAATACCGTTCCTCTTGATGATTCTATTCTCAAAAGTGTGGTTATCTCATCTCTAACATTATCAACATCCTGCTTTATGTCGCTTAGAATATTTTCTATGTTTTGCTTGCCAAGGGTGAACTTATCTGCTGATATAGCAAGATGTGATTCTCCTTTATTGTCCACATAAAACATAACAAAATTATCCGAATCCCCGATGTTGAGCTGTCCGTCACTTCCAAGATATGCGCCCCTGGATGTATTGCTCACGCTTTCTTTTGTGCCAGAGAATAAACCACCATCAGCTATGTGCCAACCGCCGATTGTCGCCCCAAAGGCAACGAGATCGTCAACAGCAATCTTAGTTGCCGTGATAGACTTAGCTCTGATCACACCACCATCAAGGCTGTTGTAATCCGTCTGCTCTTTCTCTACTGTATTACCATCAGTATTCAGCTTGTAATACAGTCCATCTTCACCTTTGATGACCAGCTTATCCGCTATGACTGTTCCACCCTTGATGCTGTCGCCTAAAATAGTCACTCCAACGAGCGTTCCTGTAACCTTCTGATCACCGACCACAACATCTTCAATCAGTCCTGACTTGGCGAAAAACTGCTCCAGTGCAGCCTTGCCTATATTTGCAAAGTCAATCTGAGCATACTTGATGTCTGCATCTGTCACATCCAGTTTATCTGCATACAAGCGTCTGTACACTTGCTGAACATAGCTCTCAGTTGGACTTACAAAAGTCGCTTCACTAAATTCTGTGCTGCCATATGATCCGATAGCCGTTATAAGCCCGCCATCATAGCTGAAATCGAGACTCATAATCGGCACTGAATATGCTTTGCCATCTCTGCTCAATACCTGTACTATATCTCCAAGCTCAAGCCTCATATCACCAGCGAAACTGCATGTCGTTGGATGATAACTCATATCCTTTAACTTTGCATACAGGCCATCAAGGATCTCCTGTGTCATCAGGAAATTGCTTGTTGCTATTCCTGTCAGCCCCTGTCCTGATTTAATTGTATTGTTCTCATCAACAGCACATGAGATATACCCAACCTGAAACACATTCTCCTGCACAACAACATCATCGAACGACCTGTTGAGTTCAACCGAATAATCTGTTGTCGTGTACCACTTGAAATCAAGCACTCCATCCCTGTCAAATGTCGCAAACTTGCCGTCAAGGCCGGCTATAAAACCAACTACCTGTCTGTATGTGTAACCATCAAAGGTTTTTGATATACTGATACCTGACGGAGCATTCTTCATTCTGATACCTGTCAATGCCTCTATCTCTGCGCATACTTCCGATATATCACAAGGATATAAGATATTAGACAGATAATATCCAGACATCTTGTAAGCCATCCTATCGTATGCAGTGAACGTGATCCTGCCATCATCAACAGTAGGTTTCTGTGCCATGAAGTATCCCATCTTGACATACTCTATACTGTCATCATCAAGCATGAGGCCTATCTCAAGCAGAATTTCCCTGCCGGTCAGACTTATATCCGGCTGTATCATTGTGATATCAAGCTGCGTGGAGCTGGCGCACCCTATCTCTAAGGTGCTTGTACCAGTTCCGGCTATACACTTCATATCAACACTGACAAAACCGGATTCTATGACAGTGTCATCACATGTTATACGTGCTCTGAAGGTTCTGCCCTCTCCCATTATTCTATTGTCAAAGTCATCTGATACATTCGTGTACATCTGATATCTCCTACTTCTCTATCAGGTCAACTCCAACCCCTGTATATCTGTACATTCCATCACGCACATCATATACCGGGTATGTCGGAGCGCCTGCATACATCCTCTTTGTTACATATTTCTTAGTTCGTGGATCCTTAAATTTGACATCAAAAAAAGAATCATAGATTGCGCTTTCGATAAGTGCTATCTGTGATTCTGTGAGATAATTCCACTTAATTTTTAATGTCATCTTTCTCGCCACTATATCGCCGAACATTTCTCCATCCGAAACTCGTCCAGTGTTCTTGCTCCAGATCTTCTCTGGTGCATAAGTGAGACCACCATTGATTGCTGGATCTGGCATGTCCACTCCATTTATAACAAGTTCTGCCACAGTCTCACTCCTTTCTATACCAATAATGGATTCTTACCTGTCTGGATTGTCCTGTCGTTGATGTCCTTTACAACAACATCCGTAACCTCTTTTCCGCCAACGTACACCTTTATTACTGGTGTGCTTCCACCTGACTTGCCGCCATTGTTATTCGCTGCTGTAACAGCTCTATATACACCAGCTTCAATACCCTCAACAATCTGGGCATTATTAGCAACCGCAGTCTTGCCGTTGCTGAACTTACCAACAAGTTCCCCATGGTTCGCCATAAACAAACCGTCCTCCGGGAAGCCGCCGGTTGCAAATGTCGAAATATGACCAACATCAAAACCAAAAGTATTTCCGTCATATAATGTTCTTCCAAAAACCTTTATTTTCGGAATTGTAATACTAATCTTATTGAGATTATCAATTATATGAGTATTTATCCAGCCAATAACCGTATTTATAGCTGATTTGAAGCTATCTTTGATCTCCTGCACAGAAGTAGCGGCTTTTATCTTAAATGATATAGTCTTATCTCTCCACTGTGCTGATCTGCTATTCCACCAGCCACGTATACTTGATATTGCTGTGCTTGCTTTTATTCCAAAATACGAAGCCTTACTCTTCCAGCCTGATGCTAATGAACGCCACCTTGATCTCACATTTGCTATTTTTGTGCTTACCTTTATTCCAAAATATGAAGCCTTACTCTTCCAGTTGTCAGCTCTTTCTTTCCACCATTGCTTGACTGCTGTTGGTGTTGTTGCAACGATTGCTGTCAACAAGGCTGTCTTATCTTTCCAGTCCTGCAGCTTATCTGTTGCCCAATCTTTGATCTTGCCAACAGTTGCCTCGTCAAGCGCCGCTGACAGCTTCGCCGCTATTGGCAGCGACTTATCATCAGAACCGCCCCACAGACTCTTTATCGACTCCCATATATCTGACAAGGTATTCTTTAACTTGAGACCAACCTCAAGTGCTGTATCCTTGAGTTTAGCCCATACATCTTTGATACCTTCCCATATCTTCTGTGCCTGATCTGACCAGTCTGTACTCTTGATCTGATTGATAATAGCATCCCAGATAGCAAGTACCAATTTGTAAAATGCGCCTGCAACACTGATGACAGCCTTGATAGCGCCTGTAATGATTCCTATCCAGTCTACCGATGTTATTGCATCGACAAGATCTGTACCAATAGAATCCCAGTCCACTTCATCGAAGAATGTCGATATACTGTTCAGTACACCCTTTACACCCTCACCGAAGGTCTTACCACCCTTCTTAAAGTCTATCGCTCCAAAGAAGTTATTAACTGTCTTGCTTGCACTCTCCCCGGCTTTCTTCCAATCAAACGTCTTGACAAAGCCAAAGCCTGTATCTACGACATTCTGAACCGCTGTACCAAGCGTATCTCCAGCCAGCGACCAATCTGTAGTGGACAGCGTGCTGTTTAGTGTTTCCGCAAGGGACTCTCCCCACTTCTTAAAATCAAACTTCTTCTGGAATGTATTGATTGCTCCCAAAATTGTATTGATTCCATTACCAAGTGTGGATCCTACAAGATTCCAGTCTGTCTCCTCAACTGCTCCATTTAAAAAGTCGGCTATCTTCTCGGCTATGCTGTTGCACTTTTTCTGGACACTGCTCCAATCAATTGATCCTAAAGCACTGTTTATCTTGTCTCCAAGAGCCTTTCCAACAGCTTCCCAGTTGCCGCTCTTGATGGAATCCGCAAGGCTGCTTGATATATCAACCTTTGTGGTTTCCCAGTTGCCTGTATTCAGTCCGTTTCCTGAGCTGCCGCTTCCGGAGCTTCCACTGTTATCATCCAGCTTGGTGATCTGATCAAATCCAAGCAGGACATTCTGCAGTTCTTTAGCACTTGCAGCCGACTGGTCAAGGCTTGCCGAATAATCTTTCTGAGTATATACAGCCTTTTCAAATGTTGTTTGACCTGTAAGGTATGCAAAGAACTCAGCCAGCTTGTTAAATGCATCAGCCACAGTGTTCACTATACTTGTAAGTATCGGCGTTATATAGCTGAGAAGTGGCTGAAATGCTGATAATATGCTACTCTTCAGATAGGTAAATGAGGATGCCAGCAGTGACAGATCATTGTTCACAACAACCGACTGCTTCGCAAAGCTCTGCAAGGTCTCACCCATTCCACTCATAAGCTGCATAAACAGCATTGAGAGCACCATAGACTTAACCATTCTGGATGTCTGTACAAACTTTGAGCTTAATCCTGACAGCTTATCTTTAAGCGATGATAAGCCTCTTCCTATCAGTGTTGTATTCTCATAAAGTGAGAACAGTCTGCGCCCGGCACTGCCCGCCACAGTTCCAAAATTCTTTATGTGGGACACGCCATTCTGGAATCTGTGAATCAGTGACGCAGTAGCATTACCAACGTTCTTGACAGTAGATGCAAGTCTGCCAAAGAAGCCGGTAGATGTATTCTGAGATGTATTCTGCAAAGCGGCACTGAGCTGTGATATGCGTTCCTGTGCCTGCTGTATAGAATCCCTTGTCTGCTGCATATTTGCCTGAAGCATTTCCTGCTTACCGCTTAAACTTGCTGACTGTGTCGATGCCGTACTATATGCGTTCTGAAGTGATCTCAGTTTATTCTCCTGCTGAGTAATAATAGAGTTCATTCTCTGAAGCCCCTGCATGCTTCCAAAGTTTCTGCTTTCGGCACTGACTCCTCCCATGGCTGTTTCCAACTTCTCAAGTCTTCCCCATGCCTGCTCACTTGATGTATCCAGTTCATTCATCTTTTTAGTCATGTCTTCCATGGACATGAACGAATTACCAACATCTATGATGTCATAAGGAGACTGCTTAAGTCTCTCCATGGCATTGAATAACTCGTTGGCTGATATCTTATTTTCATCAAGTGTAGTCTTGAGTCTGACCATCTCTGCATTTATGCTGTCGTCAATATTCAGCTCAGACATTACTGAGGACATCGCCTCATAATCTCTTTTCAAACCATCAAGCTTTGTCTGCTGTACCTGTATATCATTACTGGTTTTCTGAACCTTCTGATTCTGTATATCGTACTTCTGATTCACTGCGTCCAGCTTTATCCTGTAGCCATTGAGGGTATTCTGCAACTTCTGGAGCTTGGCCTGTTCCGCGTCAAGAGCTTTCTGTGCCTTTTCCTGTGTTGCATCACTGGGATTTCTCGAAACCTTATACGATCTCGTCTCACCGCCATTGTTTGTATTCCCACCCCAATTAGCTGTTGGCCTTGAGTTGAATACATCCTGCATAGTTTCTTTGACTTTTTTCCATCCGGTCGTTATTTTGGCCGTTTCAGCAGTGCTCTGCTTTGATACAGTCTGCATCTTGGAATTTATCTCACCAACCGCCTTGCCTGTTCCGCTAACAGTCTTCGTAACCTCTGACATCTGCTTGTTATATGCAGCACTCTGCTCTGTGAGCGTCCTGAGGTCTTTTGACATATCCTTGATAGGCTGCGTTATCTCATCCAAGGCACTTGCTATGTCCATGGTCTGTGCTTCAGTTCCCTTGAGAGTTTCGGTAATATCTGAAAGAGCTTTCTTCAGCTCATTGGTGTCAGCAGTAAACTTGACGGATATCTCCTCTATTGTCATATTCTGTCCCACCTCCTTCCTTTTCGTATTTCATTATTTATTTCTGGCTCTTCGCCACATATCTGCGCATAATAGCCTTGTACTTCTCAAGCTCTGCCTGTCTCTTTTCTTTCTCGTTCCAGTATGGGAATATATCTGATACATTTATATCTCCATCATTCTTCCATACCCACATGGATATAAGCTCAGCCTGCCTGAATGCTATGTTGGCTTCGTGCTGGTGCTTCCTGCGTTCCCGCTCGTTGTAGATCCTTATCATGTCCACAAGCTCACCCCAGGTATAATCCAAAGCCTCAGAGAAGCCCACACCAGCTATCCTTGCTTCAAAGAGAAGCCTATCTATATCATAAGGGAGTGCTGTCTGACTTATCCTCGGAATCGTTCGCCGTTGGGGTCTGTCCACTATCCTTCTGCAGCTTCTCTACTCTTTCCTCAAGGCTGTCAAACATAGTCTTATATGTTGTATTGATACTGTTTACAACACTATTTGCCTGATCCTTCTTGATAATTCCGGAATTAACTGCAATATCTGTAAGGACCTTTGCAAAGTCCTCAGCTCCGCTTCTGCCGTTCTCAACAAGCAGATCGTAAAACTCCTCTCCATCTGTGATCTCGTTGTCATTGCCATTGTAACCCAGAGCTATGCCAAGAATATCAACCGCTCTGTCTATATCATCTACTGCACCCATAAGAGTTGCCAGCATGTTCTCTTCGTACTTCTCCTTGAGAATCTTCTGACCACCTGCTGTAAGTCTCAAGTGAAACTTCTTCTCTGCTCCATCTACCTTGAGTTTGATTTCCAATGTCTGCATATCTGCTTTACCTCCTAAAAAGGCAGGGAGACCATTCCCCCTGCCTGTGATGTATCATTTCATGTTATTGTGTTTAAAGTTTTTACGCTCCTACTGGATCCGTAACCTCCCACTCACCCTGAAGGTTTACAACTGCCTTTGCCTTAATGAGGTTGTTGACCTCGGCACCGGTAACTGTCGTTGTAACATATCCCTTATTCTTGAATACTGTCTTGTCAGGGAATGTGACCTCAACATCAACTATAGCCCCAGCATCCTCAAGGCCCTTGAGTATACGATAGTCTGAGGTTGTTGCTCCATTGTCATAGAGATACTCTACCTCCCAGCTATCGTTCTCCTGCACACCTGGAACACTTTTCTTTGACTTATCCTTGAAGCATGTAGCATCAAGTGATGAAGGTGTTCCTCCAATGTCTCCTATCTTTGTTGCATAATTAAGGGCTGTCTTGCCTATCTTGATATCAAGACCTATTGAGGCAAGTCCCTGCTTTGGTGTATCTGCCATTGTTTTATACCATCCTTTCTGCTTATGAAATAAGCCTGTTTGTTCTTGTGTCTACTTTGCTGCTATATCTGAGAGTCTTTCTGCAATATCCGCTGGCATCAACATTATCTCCATCGTCATCCGGGCTTTCGTAGTCCCTGTTGAATCCAAGATCCACCATCTTCTCATCAACCATCAGCATGATGGATATGCATTCCTTAAAGGTTCGGCTCCATATATCTATCTGAAAGCCCAAATTTTCAACAACACTGTGCATCCCTGTGCCAGTATTTGCTATCTGAATAAATGTAACCAACGGAACATAACTTATAGACTTTGGATATCCATGTTTAACCTTTAATTCGTTATACTCTATGCTTTCAAGCAGCTCCTTGATCTGTTTTCTTGCATCTATCATCTAGTGATCTTGCTCTCCATTCTTACCGCTGATTTCAGCCTTTCTACTATGTGTTCCTCATTGTTCTTCATAGCCGGATAGAGGTATGGCTGTGGTGCCTGTCCTCTGGTTAAATATCCTATAACCTCACCATCCTTCTTTATCGGGATGAAGTGATATTTTTCAGCCTGAGCCTTATCTATCTTGTCAACAGGTATCATCCATGGTGTCTGCCTGTATCTGAGGTCTATTCCCTCAATCTTAAGGCCTGCCGCCTGTCCAACAGGTCCTGTGCCAAACTCCACATATGCTGCATAGCTCGCATTGTTGTATACCTCACCAACAATCTTATCCTCTGTCTCAGTAACCCTTGTCTGTATCTTCTCTCTGAGATATCCACCATCAACAGGCGCAAGCGCTCTGGCTTCTCCTGCTATGCGGTCGGCTTCCTGTTCTACAATCTGTTTTACATTGCCGTCAATCCCACTAGCAAGTTTATCCAGAGCGCTTATGAGTGTATCTAATCCTTTGATTTCAATAGGCATATCTACTTCACCCTCTCTATGATAACAAGACGATAAGATGGATAAGGCTTGATGGATTCCACGTTGTACATGTTATCGCCCACCTTCACCCTGTCTTTTTCTTTCAGACTGATGGAGTCATCGAAAACACATCCCTGAAGCATCTCGTTAACACGCTCACCATACTCAGCTACCTCAACCTCTGAAGATATAGGACTCCACAGAATCCTCTCAAGGATTCCTGATGGATCTGTCTCATATCCATATGATTCATGTCCATACTCATCCTCTTCAACATAACTACGATATATCCCGCTATTCTGTCTCTTCTGTGCTATCTTTCTTCTTATGCTTGACATATACCCTCCTGTATCTCTTGAGGCTGTCCAGGACCTTATCAACCTGTGTATCAAAGCTCTCTCCTGTGAGATATGTAGTATTCTCGGACACAACGCCCTCTGAATAGCTCTCAGACTTTATGTGCTTGTCAGCCTGGTCTCTCTCATAGAGTATAGCTGCGATCTCGACCGCCTTTGAGGCAAAGGCTTCATCAAACTGCTTCACATTCAGAAACAGAACTATCTCATCCTTCGCCTCTTCCAGATAATCGGTAAGGATCTCATCGCTTATATCCTTATCAGAGCCTATCTTCCTCTTAAGCCTTGCCAGTGAATCCATCATGTATCACCTCTCAGTCGGTCGCTTTTGTGGCTGTCTTTGTTTTCTTCTGAGGCTTTGGCTCTTCCTCTGCCTCGGTATCCTCCACCGGCTCATCCTCTGCCGGTGCCACGCTGGCCGGCTCATCCTCTATAACAAAGGTCTTTATGTCCTTGCGGCAATGCTCTACAACACGCTCATTCCGGCAAGTGAAGCTGTGTCCTGTGATAATATTCTTTATAATAGCCATATCTGCCCTCCTACTTTCTATTTACTGTGAGAGTTGCAAGTGCATCCTTCTGCAGTACCTTGACACCACAGAGGTGAAGTCCCTTGACAGCATCTGAGAAGTTGCTCTCTGGTCTGTAGCCCTCTGTCTCAGTGATCTGCTCGGCAAATGAAGCACCAGCATTTGTACCGCCAAGTATCTTGTACTTTGTACCATCGGTGTTTGGTGTATTGTTTGATACATAGATCTGGAAGCCTGCAGCAGCTCCGATGTGTCCGCCCTGAAGGATTGCCATGTTGACATCTGTACCATTGCCAACGAATCTTGAATCCTTCTGAAGGAGTCCATGATAGAATGGCGGCACTACTACCCAACGGCCTACGAGCGGAACATTCTTCTCTGTGAGCTCTGTTCCAAGATCTACAAGCAAGTCATATGCATCATCCTTACTTGGAACAATTGGAGACTCATCACTTCCGACTGCTCCGGCAGCACCGGCTACCATGATTCCTGCAAGCAGTGAATCAACCGTATCATTCAGACCATATGCGGTTCTTGCCATAGCCTCGTTCATGAGCTTAGGGTTAGTCTGCGCATTGTCCACATCCTTGATGGCAAAATTGAAGTAATTTGCCTGATCAATAACAAGTGTATTCTGCTCACCTGTAAGCTCCTCTGGATCATCAATCTTTGCTCCTGTATACTTCTTGATCGTGATGTCACCGATCTGGTTGATCTTTACAGTATCACCATACTGCTTGATCTCGCCCTCATAGTCTCTGTTGACAAGTCCTGCATATACATGGATCTTGTCAAGATGTGCAAGAAGTCTTGCACTCCAAATCTGTGGAATAAAATTCTTTACTGACATATTTCATCGTCCTTTCTTACTTGTTCTGCTTGAGCACATTCTGCACCTCATCCCAGTGTGCATTGATCTCCTCGGCACTCATAGACTTAATGCTATCCATGGTTATTGTCGTGCCCTGGGTCTTATCCCTTGGTGCTGTGCCTCTCATTTTGTCGCTTACAGAATCCGCAACGGCTGTTCTGAAAGATGCTTCAAACTTATCAATCTTATCCGCTGTCTCTTCTGCTGTGTCGCCTGTCAGAACATCAGCAAATGAAGCATCAAGCCCTCTCTTGATCAGCTCCTTGCCTGTCGCAAGTACAAGCTGCTGTCTCTCAAATTCTTTTTTCTCAGCATCAAAGGCGGCCTTATCCTTATCAAACTGATATTTTGCTCTCTGCTCCGCTGTCATCTTCTCCAGCTTCTTAGCCTCGTCAAGGTTTTCAATAGCCTCCTTGTCCCACTTTTCCTTGGCTGTAGCAAGTGCCTGTGTGACTCTTGCGTCCGAAGCTGACTGAACAGCCTTTTTGAACTCTGGTCTTGCCAAAATCTCCTCGACTGTCATAGTCTTAAGCACATCTTCAAGTGATGCTGTGCTTGTTGCCTGGTTCTGCTGTGCTCCCTGTGTCCGTGTACCAGGCTGTGTTGTTGCCTCACCAGTCTGTGCCTGTGTCTGTGTTGTCTGCTGTGTGTCTGCCATAACTTTACATTCCTTTCTGTGTGCCTGTCAGTTCATGCCTGCCAGTAGTCTATTGATATGTCCCCAGCAAGTTCATGCCTTGCTGTTGAGGTTTTAATGTCTTTTCCTTGACAATAAAAAAGACCATGTTTTTATCATGGTCTGAATTAGCTACTATTCTGTTTCTACTCCACTATTACCCAGTCTTCAGCAAGACAATCGTTTATACTCGGCACCCACATGGAGTGTGAACCATCAACACATCTGATCTGCAGATATGGGTTACACTTGAATAAGTCACCCTCGCTGATTCCCCAGGCTTCTGCGGTCTGCTTGTTACATGGTATGCCATCAGGATATCCCTTCTGAAATACAACAAACATTCCTTTGCCATTCCAACCCTTTCTTGCAACCCTGAAACCCTTCTTGAGCATCTCAATAGCAATTCCAAACGTCATGTTGTCGCATGGTCTGTATGCCTCATCAAACTGTTTCTCCGGTGACCAACTCTCATACCCGTCTGAATACTTGACAAGATATCCCTTATCGTTTGGATCCTCGTCTGACGGTATCGGCCAACCTCGGTAGTAGTTATACGCTCCTCTGGTCATCGGTCTTGCCTCAATCTGCTTTGTTCCTACATACTTCTTCATTCTCTTATCCTCCTATTTTTGTGCATAAAAAAAGCACCCTGCTACTGCGGAGTGCTTGTTATAACATATCTAATATTGCTGCTTTCGAAATGTTTCTTTCTACTTCTCTTTCTTCTGCATGCTTTGATTTGTCTGAAAAAAACTGTAAATTCATTTTATATCATTTTTAGGTTTATTTTCAAGTAATGGTTCACTTTCTTTCTTCTCAATCACATACTTCCTGTACCACTGTGCATAACTCATATTGAACGGAACATGAATATTCTTGTTTGTCTCTGGATCCCTTGCAGTTCTCTCTTTTGTAAAAATCCCATCCTCCGGGTATGCCATGGTTGTTGATCTGCAGTTTGGATGCATAGGCGGGAAGTTTACACCTACCTCTGCTTGGGAAACGAAGAATACCTCCTTGTCCAGGCTACGGCATATAGATGATGTCCTCATATCAAGTGTAGCAAGATAAATATACCTAAGTGTCCCTGCCGCCTTATATGACATCAAGGTGCCCTGATTACAACAGTGATTCACCTCTGTGCGGATAATACGATTTATCTTATATCTTTCGCTTACTACCCTTGCCTCAAGTGCCAGCTCCATATCTCTGATACTCTGTCCTGTCATAAGGCCCTGTGTTATAACCTCTTCAAGGCTCTCTGCCAGCTTCTTTGTATTCTTCCATACCCGCTTTGAATAATTGGAGCCCGCCCAATTGGTTGCTATTGCCGCCTGTACATCCCTGTCAGCCAACTTCGTGAAGTCAAAGCCTGTCTCTGTTCTTCTCTGCTGGTCATAGATGCTCCTGTAGTAGCTCTGCTCATATGTATCTATAAGCCTGTCTGTGAGCCTGTAATGAGCCGCAGAGCTAACTTTATATGCCTGTGCATGTATCAAATCCTTTAGTGCCTCAAGACGTGATATCCGAGCCGCATAAGCCGGAGCATTGAGCCTTGCGAATATAGCCTGCCTAGCTACCTCCTCCTGACACTGTGCAAGTGTGATCATAAGATTGCGGCGCATAGTCTCCGTCTGTTTCTCATTAAGAAGCCTCAGAGCGGCATCCTGGCTTATTCCTGAATCACGTGCATACTTACCAAATATCTCTTCTATCTGTTTCTCCACAATGTCCACAGCACCATCAAAGAGCTTGTTTACATGCATGATATCAACATCGGCTCTGTCCTGAGTAAGTTTCTCAAGATCTACGGCTCTTTTCTCCCAATAGTTGTCGCTCATAGATCACCTACTCTTTCTCGGGATCCTTTTCTTTGTCATCCTTGATAGGTGTCTCCATATCCTGTGCATGCTGACCGCCAAACGTGGCAAGGTACTGCTGCTGTTCCTCGGCTTTCTGCTTCTTCACATTCTCTATAACTTCATCAACATCTTTGATGAACCAGAGCTGTGAAAGAAGTGTCTTATCGTCCACTATGCCCCTGAGCTGAGTTACCATATTGATGATTGTTGGCTTATCTATTGGCATTGCAACTGTGAATACAACATCAAGCTCTTTCTTGTCTATGAGAGACATTTCACCCTTGACATTAAGCCAGTGGTTGTACATCTCGAATCTCTTCTTGAGACCTTTCTCAAGGCTCCTCATCTTGTTCTTCACAAGCATATTCATAACCATCAACTTGAGCATGAGGGCCTGTCCTGAGCTGTTACCGGTAAAGTTCTCATCTGTCATATCAACTGTAAGGGTCATCTTGTGTATCTCACGGATAATATCATTACAGAGCACTGAAACACTGTTTTCATCAAATGCTTTCTGTATGTACTCTATCTTTCCATCCAGTGGCAAGCCATCAATGAAGCGGTTCTTCTTCAGTTCTTTCTCGTCATCGTCATCTAATGTCATACCGAACATGGCAAGTATCGAATTGACGAACTTCTTCTTGTCTGTCACTCGGTCGCTGAAAAGCTCGTTGAGTGCATCCTGCATAGGAATGATCTGTTCAAAGTCACCCTGTCTCTCATCGTTGTTCTGGTACTCCACCACAGGAACCTCACCAAAGTAATGCTCCTGTTCGCTGCCCTCAATAAGATAGAACTCAAAATTATCAAGATCACGACTCCTGTATTCTTTTGTGTTGTGATCGTTGCATACAGTGATTGAATAATACTTTGATTCATTCAGATCTTCCTGTATCTCGTAAATGATTGCAAACAACTTATTATGCTCCACTGTATTGTCACGAACCATGATGCAGTTCATAGGACTCACTACTGTACTTCGTGGCTCTGGGTTTTCATCGCTGTTGGCATATAACTGCTCATAGGCTTCGCCATATATGCCTATAGCCTTACCTATCTTGGAATCTATCTCTGATATAGTCTCATTGTCGTATACGTCCTGTATGCGGCTTATATCAAGCTTCTGGGACAAGTCAGGATCATACAGCTTCACGCTTCCATTCTTGATGGAGGCTTTCACACCACCTTCAAGCTCCTTGCGCTGTTTGTCCGCTTTATCCGCTTTGTCGCTATTGTACTTGACCGGTTCACCAAGATAATATCCAAGGCCGACATCAACCACATATTTAGCATAGTTGACATTGAACCTTACAACATCATCATCGTCATCCGCTTTGCGTACAAGAATATCATGTCTGCCCTCATAGTAATCCTTACACTTAGCCCATCTGGCAAGCTGCCTTTTATGCTTCTGTATGAGGTATTTGAAAACCCTTGAATCTATGTTGTCTAAGTCCGGTACCATTGCCGGATCTATGTATATTGCCATCGTGCATATATCCTTTCTGCCATGTGTTTATAATCCCTTAGGTCTCTTCCTTGACTTAACACGGCTGTTTCTTCGTATATCCTCTATTGAGTACCTGAGAGCCGCCATGGCATCGTCAAAGAACGGCACAGGCTCATCGATGTACTCGTTTGTCTTCTGGTCAAGCTGCCATTTCCACTGTCTGATCTCGTCATATGTGTTTGTGCAGCTATAATGTATATGTATCTTGGGTATCTGCTTCAGATAATCTATCTGTGCATGTACGCTTCCCGGCTCCTTTAGGACTCCTCTGGCTCTCTTATATCCGGCTTTCTGCCACATCTTGATTCTGTCCGGCTCTGCTGAATCACAGTACATATTTAGCTTTTTATCAAACTGCTTTTCAGCTGCCATCTGTATGATCTCGTTCGTGTCTTTCTCGTACACATAGAGTTCTTTGCAGATGTACAATTCACCATCCTTGAAAGCCACCTCAAGCAAAGCATTTGCATGGTTAAATCCAAAATCCTGTGCATTCACTACATAATCGAAGTTGCTGTGATCTGTGTCAAAATCCTCAACAACATAGTTTGTAAGGATAAGGCCACCAACTTCGCCCCACTCCCCAAGTCCATAGACCCTATATCCCTCAGGATCCACCTTCTTACGTCTCTCCATTCTTGCCCTGTATGCCGCATCAATAAATCTGTTGTTGACATAGTTGCTTGAATGTGTCAGTACATTCTCGTCCTCAATATCAAAGAAGTTTTTCTTTATCCAGTGGGTAGCTGATACAGGGTTAAATGTCATCTTAATCTGATAGAACTGCCCTGGTGGCAGCTTACCTCTGAGACGGTCATCTATAATCTCAAAATCACTCTGCATAAGCTCCGTAGCCTCTTCTATCCATACATCCGTGAGCTTTCCACGCTTAAATGTGATAGATTTCAGCTTTTCACGCTGCTTATCATCATTTACCCCTCTGAATATGATCTGGTTACAATTTGCCTTGCATTCGATCATGAGCGGGTTCTGCTTGATGGTCCAGTATTTCTCATATTTATCACCGAACATACGAAAAATAGCACCCTGCAATTCTGCAAAAGTGCTATCTCTGTTTGTTATATCTGATTTTCTTACACATAATAAATTCCTGCCTGGATCCTGAAGGAGCCTGAGTATATAGTTTGTGGCTGTGTCAACACTTTTCCCGGATCCAGCCGAGCCTTTCATAACTATATATCTTCTCTTGCTCCTGTTCACTTCCTTAAATGCAGGATTAAGCTCAACTTTAATGTTCATCGTCTGCCATATCCTCCACTTCGGAATTATCCAGAGGTGTTTCATCACCATACGACACATTTATATTCAATGTCATATCTTCGCCCTCGGTATTCAGATTGATAATATCCTCAGGCCTCTGCCCCACTGTATCCCTAATGAACTCAGCACTGGCAATTGAGCCCTTGAGAGCTTTCTGGACCTGTGCTATGAGTACAGCGTCCTGGACCGTGATGTTCTTGCCCTTTATATCTGCTATGTTCTTTATCTTGTCGATATTAACCACAGCACCTTTATGCAGGCTCATGGACAGGATAGTCTCAAGGGCATCTTTCATCTGCTTTTTTGCAGCTCTTGTCTTACCTGATTTGACGCCGCCTTTCTTGCCCGCTTCCTGAAGCTCTTCTTTTGTCATGTCCTTAAAGCTCTTTCCCATCCGTTTCACCTGCCTTTCATATCAATCTATTTACACCTTATTCTTCGCTGGCTTATATGAATATTCATATCCATACTTCTTTGCGTTTCTGCTGAGCCACTTACTGAGATCCGCATCATAGTTGTCACTACTTACCTTGACGCTATGAATGGCTTTGTTGAACTCCGTAGCCTTAAAATGTGGTTTCTTTTTAATCGTATATGTTCCTGCTCTTCTTTTGCTATATAGCTTAGGATCTATACCTCTAGGCGGCAATGCGTTTCTGCTGCTTGCTGTTACCGCCTTTTGCCCACTACCTGCCCATGTCTCAAGGTCTGCCCCACTAAAATTACCCCATCCATTCGCTGGATGATTGTGTATAAAGTGCTTACCTTCGCTTTCAAATGCATCATAACTCACACTACCTCTGGAACCCTTATAATAATGTGTCACATACCCATTATCATCCACTTGGACTCCCCATTCTCGACCACTCTTGGTGTGCTTATCATTAAAATTCTTGATAACCCTGTCTATACTTCCTGTATTCTTTGAACCATTCATCCAGGCAGGAAACAACTTCTCAGATGACTTACCTCTTCCATTTGAAAATGATAGCCCCCTATCTCCTTGCTTTGCCCTGAATGCGTTTGCTCCTCTGCCACCCAATTGCTTTACCTCCACGAAAAAAGGACACTTCACAATGAAGTGTCCCAACGTACTATAACTATGTAATATCTATTCTTCCTCTATCGGGAACCACAAACTGCTGTCGTCATTCACGCACATACATAAAGGATTGTTAAATGCATCCTCCTCAGATTCCCAAAACTCTTTAAGTTTTTTATCTCCAAGCATTCCATTCTCATAGAGGTCATCTATATTCTTGAATGTTATCTCCTCATCCGTATCATAATTAACGATTGATGCTGGACTATAATATATAAAATAATCTCCAATCCTGAATGCCTGCGCTTTCTTCATATGGTGTAAAAATGTGTCCTTAAGCATATCTCCCACCTAACCTCTCTTAAATGCTTTATTGTCATAATATTTCACCTGAATACTGTCAGGGAATTTATAACCTATATCACCGCCATATACAAGCACTCTCTTTGGCCTGATGCGCTTGAGTGCTTCTGTCATTCCATTATACCACATCTGCTTATTTTCGTCATCCAGCTTGACTCCAATAGTTGACACTGAAACAGTTCCACCCTGTTGTATTCCATCAAAACAGAATGTATATGTTTCTTTCTCAGCCCATGAAAGCGTTGGTATAACGGTAATACCCACATCCTGCATCATCTGACCGATGAGACGGCTTCTGTACACGTTCCATATCTTCATAGGCATCGGCATGTCCATGTACAGACTGAAGTCTGGAGTAAATACACAGTCAAACTCTCTCAGCTTGTCCATGTACTGTTGTGGGCTGTTCCAGATTCGCTCAAACTGGTAGTCATCAATGTAAAAATGTACTCCACATCTACGCTTCTTTGTGGATAGAACATAATTGAATGATATCAGCTCATCCGGCTCTGCATTCTGTGCCTCGATAATTGGCATCTGATAAAATCCCTCTGCCCTTGCTCCGTCAAAATCATCAAGGTTATATTCCTCGTATGTTCGCTCTCGTTCATCGCCGTAGTATCCGTCATCCTCATCATCCTCAAGCAGGTCTGGAACATCAAAACCAAAGTCTGCCATGTCAAAATCCTCTATGGCTGTAAGCTCCTGGTTGAGCAAATCCAAGTCAAAACCACTGTTCATGGTCAACTTGTTGTGCGCCAGGATATATGCTTTCTTCTGCTGCTCTGTGAGCTCCGTAAGCCTTATACAAGGCAGTTCGGTATATCCAAGCTCCTTGGCTGCCAAGAGCCTTCCATGTCCCTCTATCAGGACGTTGCTCTCGTCGATTGCAAGCGGATCATTGAATCCAAACTCGCTGATGGATTGCTTTATCTGCTCAATCTGTTCCTGTGGATGCTTCTTTGCGTTCTTGGCATATGGTATTAACTTATCAATATCAACATATTCAATCTGCATATCTGCCTCTTCCTAGCTTCGATATAGGTTCGAAGCTATACTTTCTTTCTCACTCTCTTCGGAATCACAATCTTGTACAGCGGTTTACATACATTCTTTACCTCTCCACCCAACTTTATAGTTGGCTGAAATTTATATATCTTAGTGCACTTAACCATCACCTTTATCATGGCCATTGGTAAAGCCAATCTACCAAGTATCGGATGTATATATTCAAAACTATATTCAGGTCTCACAACCTCGAATCTTTTAATCTTACTCATATCTCACACCTCAAACAAAATAGCCCAGTGGGGGAGAGAATCAATAACGACATTTTCACATTTTACGATTTAGGAGTTTACATTTTAACCACTGGGCATAAGAAAATGGACACAACCGAAATGGCAAACGGTCATGTCCCTTATGAATCAATATTTCATGGTCTATATTAAAGCATGACCATGTGTTTGTGCAATGCTCTTAGTGTGTTATGAATGTGTCGGATTTTAGATAATCGCCCCATGTCCGCTGGAACTCCTGCAGAGCCCAGCCATGAGCATGTCTTATCCAGTCATATGAATATTCCATCTCCTCTGCAATATCCTTTAATGACTTATAGTTTATGTACTTCTGATACAATATCTCCGTATACTTCGTATTACACAACTGACACATCTGGTGAACTGCTTTATTCCGGAAATCTTCAAATGTTTTTCTGCATTCATTCATCTCAGTTTCAAGGTCAACATATCTGCCAACTGTACGACTCATAGTATCTGCCACGGCACTGGACTGTACCCTTTCCTTTGAATAGTCAAATCCACCCGGATTCATTGCAAGTTCTTTCATCTTGAAATATTCATTGCTTAACCTGTCCATGTAATCCTCAAGCATTTTGACCTGATTTAGATACTCTTTCGCTTTCACCGCCTCACCTCCTACTTGTTCTCCCGGATGGTGAAATCCAAACCTGTTTCTTCCTTCAAAGTCTGTATAAGATCATCCCATATGATATCCCCATCACATATAGCCTCTGTCTTTGAATTAAATCTTTCACAGAACCTATCAAGCCTCTTCTGTCCAAAATCGAACTCATCACGTAAGACCATGCAGGACATAATCAAAATCGTGTCTATCGTATTTAACTTGATCTTATATACTGACTCATCAAGCTGCTTCTGGTTGACCTCAAGCGGAACAAACATGGCTCCTCTGGTCTTGAGTTCTTTCTCTGCTGCTTCCATGCCCTGTGTCTTGATGACATTCATCAGCCATGCAGCACCCGCCATTCTTGCTTCGTGTAGTTTTCTATCTGATTTTGCCATCCTCTCACTCCTTCCGGGTAAACCTATTCATCAGATGATTGTACGGATCTACCCGAGTCTTAAACCCTATCTGTCTTTCTCCAAGCGGATCATTGAGCTGTGCCCCCTCAAGGAAATCTCGCAATTCTTCCAGACAGTCCGGGCATAGATCCTTTGTCTCTACTACATCATCGAACACATCAACCATCCTTGTCCTTATTGCTGCTCCGTGTTCAAATGGCAGGTCATAGAACCCGCCGCATCTATTGCATTTGCCTGCATATGCCATTATGTATCACCTCTCTAGTAAATAATATATTCTTTGTATTTATTCAGCAGATTCTCCAATCTGATACAGTCGTTTGATCTGTCCATGTATCCTGCCATGAAAAATCCCTGTTCGATATTGCAAATTCTAAAGTATATCTTTTTGAACATCCATTTATACAGTTTTCTTTTAATCATCCGCTCCGCCTCTCTTCACAATCTCCACAGCATCATCAAGATTAACCACTAGCTCTCCGCCCATGGCAGAGTTACCGTACCTTTCAAATGACTTGTCCTGTAGCTCTGAAACAACCTTGTCCACATCATAGACTGTTGGCTGCTCCTCAATAAATTTTTCAGTCTCAATTCTCATTGACTTCTCTGACTTACGTTTCTCTAGTCCTTGTTTCTCAAGTGCCTTTATCGCCATATCAAATGCCTTTCCGGTATCATTCACATAGGCATAATGTGAATATCTATAATCTGTTGTTTCCTTTAATTTGGCTATTGCTTCTCTCTCTTCCATATTCCCACACTCCTATCCTCTCAGCCTTGCCACAGCTGCATTCCATTCATTTATAAAGTTCAATACCCATGTAGCCGGATATGTGCATGCCCCAAGCTGTTTTGATGTTTCAAATGCTCTTATCCAATTTGGATCCTGTTTTGTTGCCTCTGATACCTTTGCCATTACTCCTCAACCTTCCTTTCCGCCTCAAGCCAGCTGCGGGTACACTCACAACAATGCCCTGTGCATTTATTGCCATCAAACCCTATCTCATTCGGACACATGATTATCTGCGCAAGATCCGCATCACTGAGCGACCGGATGTAATCTCCGTTAGTCATCGGCTCATAGTTGTCCACAGCGTTCTTGGTGCAGTGTGCGCATGGTTCCTCTGACTCGTCTCTGTATCTGTACTTGCAAGTTTTGCAATTATCTATTCTCTCTGGTGTTATTTCCATCGTATCTCTCCCTTCCTGATCATCTCTCTAATGTTTATGTTGCTAAAGCTCTCATGGTAGCCCTGTTCGCTCTGCATCAGTACATGGTGCTCATATACCTTGATGATTGTCCATCGCTTCCAAACCCTTATAGGGACATTCTCCTCTTTTCCGTTCTTCGTGAGTATTCTCACCACCCGCCCCGGTCGGCAGATGGTGTTGAATATTGCATCTATCTCAAATTCTGTCATGTGTTCTCTCCTTTCAGATAGCAAGGAATTTATTCACAAAATACTGCTGTCCCTTGCCTGTAACCTTTGGTGTCCTGGTGATTCTGACTGATCCATCTGGATTGCTTATGGTGCTTTCCTTCACCTCAAACAGTTTCATCTCCATGCTCCTCTGAGTTGGCATATTTCGATCTGAGCCCTCTCTTTTGATGAGGTAGCCATTATCACGCAACCACTTAAACAAGCGTTTCTGACCGATGTTCACACCATTCTGGCTAATCAGTTTTGCAAGGTCTCCGATCAGAATTGATGTGTGACTTGCTGCAACCGCATCAGCGAATATTGCCTTTGGCTTCATGGTCTCTATCTGCTTGTCCCTCTCAAGTAGCTTGTTCCGAGCCACCTGTAAGGCTCTGGCCATCAGTTCATCATCCGTCATGGTTTCCTGTCCGGCTATGTAACCGCCGTTCTTACGGATTGATGGCAACACCTCAGATGTTACCCAACGTTTGAACCGCTTTGCGTTTGGTAGCTTGCTTGAAAGTATGAGGCTGTAAAGCCCTGATTCATTGACGGCAGGTGTATTCTGCATTCTACCGATGGAGTCCTGAATTGGGACTGCATCTAGATCTTCCTCATCCACATGATCCAGAATGGCTTTCGTTGGCCTTTCATATCCCAGTATCTTAGTCACATCCTTGCCGACAAACCAAGGCTCACCATCTTTTACCACTGTTCTGATCTCTCCAAATTCTTTATTCTCAAATATCTTCAAATCGTTCATGTAATCAATCTCCTTTTCTTCTTGTTTTTTGAATCGGAGCACCATATAATTAACTTACAAGGTACTCCTTGCAATAAGACAATTTCCTTGCTGGCTAGGCGAATTGGGATTGTCTTATTTTTTTATCTCTTTCATCTGATGTAAAATCAATCAATAGTTCAACAAAGTCCTTGCTCAGACTTTTGTTGCCTCTTAAGTTGACTATTGCCTCCTGAAAGGTTTCATCTGGCAATTCAACCATCAGCTCAATAATTTCCATAAGTTCAACCATATGTACACCTCCTACTCTTTACGCCCATTTCGGACGTATTTCTTTCACGAAGTATAGCGTACAATATGGGCGTAGTCAAGTATAATTTAAGTGGAGGTTATATGTATGTTTGGTAAAAGACTCCGTCAAATACGTATGGAAAATGGCTTTACTCAGCAAAAAACTGCTGATTTACTTGGTATAACCTTGCGTTCATACCAAAAATATGAACAAGGTGAGCGTTCTCCATCTCTGGATTGTTTAGTCAAGATAGCGGACATCTTCAATGTATCTCTTGACTATCTGCTGTGCAGAGATGCATTTATTCAATCTCACGCAAGATCCTCTGATGAATAGAAAATAAATCCTCTAGGTTATCCCATATTTCAAAATCACCGGTTCGGTCTCCAGATTCTATCTTTTGATAATATCTGAGACCGATACCCAAATAATCGGCAACTCCCTGTTGTGTCATTCCTTTTGTCTTTCTGGCATTCTTCAAATTATTTCTCATAGTAATCACCTCAGTTCTCTTACTGCTCCGTTATTTACAACCGTACTTGATGTACACTTGTAAAATCCCTGTTGATGCTCCACCACCTCCGGCGAAATTATCAACGATAAGCTCTCCGTTTATCATGGCAACACCTCCGGGTAATCATATATACTCAGCTGTACCGCCGGTACATCTTCCCACGGCACTCCGATATAGTCCAGGACTCTTCCCCAGCCAAACTTTTCTCCTGTCTCTGGATCCGTGCAGCATCTATACATGTAAAACTCCCATTCTTTGGGGTTCCGCTCTCTGAGCCTGTCAAACCTGTGTGGTCGTTCTTCCATGTGGATTCCGAAACCGCACATACTGCAGCCTGTCCTCTGTGCTCCTGTCGTTCTGAGATTTCCGTGTCCGTCATCCTCTATCCGTCCATATATAGCCGGTATGATTGTCTCAACCGGTTCATAAGGTATTGTGTTGCCAGCCTTATCCTTGCTGTATGGCTGCTCATAATAAAGCTTTGCAAACACATCTGTATGTGCGTGATACCAAGTGTCCATCTCCTGAGCAAGTCTCAATATGTCATTTCTGAGGTATGGTGCAAATGGTGCTGATCTCATTACTGTCTTGCCGTAATAATTACACCCATGATCTGTGAGAGCTTCTTCTCTCTGACCACCTTCGGATGCCATCATGCCAAGGAACGGATAGCTTGAATGAGCCTTAGCCCAGTCATCGCATGGCTTCTCTTTCAGCCAATAGCAACAATCATTTGACACCTTGAAATTTGGCTTGTAATACATAACACATTCATTCTCGTTCTCATATCCTCCGAACAGGTTAAGCCACTTCTGTGGCAACTTCATGCGGCTGTTCTTCTGAAAGTGCCCCAGCTCTCCACATTCGCCTGTGATTATTGCATGTCGAACTGTCTTATTGTTTTCAGTCGGATTCTGAAGCAGTGCTATCTTGCCCGCTATCCTCTTGCTGATAACCGGGAACCCAACCTCATTGAGTACCTCAACTTTTGTCTTAAGCGGGTTCAGGATTGTCACTCCAAGAGCTTTATGTATTTGTTGTATACTCTTATCTTCCAGAGATGAAACCGAGACCGCTGGAACATTGATCCCTATCGACTTCAGAAATACGTGTAATGTAATACTGTCAAGACCGCCAACACTAACATGGGCTGTTTTGCCTCGCATCTGCATCTGCTCCATGAACTCTTCAGCTCTAAGTCTTGAGCGCCGCACCTTAACTTCATACGGCTGGCTCTGGAGCATTATCATTTTCTCCCTGGCTTCTTTCTTGCGCTTCTTGTATTCCTCTAAGCCCTCGTCCGGGCTGTCAAGTTCGCCATCCTCTCCAAAAATTCTCGTTATTAAGTCTTCGTTCATTCACTTCTCAGGAACCCGCTATAGCATTACCCCGGCCGGAGGTTCGGCTCCTTTCGTGTGTTATTTATTATTGTTCAGCTCATCCGCAAGCATCTTCTCAAGCTGACTAAGCTGCTCTGTATTATCAGTCTGCTTAAAGTTTGCAAATCCATTTGGATTCACGTTCCGTGGCTGCCCTCGGCTCTTACCGTCATCCTTAAGCGCATATAGGCCTGTCCATCCCTGCATTATCGACTGATTGAGAATCTGTACCTGTTCATGCTTATCGTGAGATAACGACTCCAGCTTGTTCATCATCAGCGTTATAGCCCTGTCACTCATAGGCTTCTTGATTCCCTTACGGAACTTGATGAACTCCACTATGGCATCATTAAGCTCTGGATCATCGCTATACTTGACCGGCTCAGACTTCTTGTGTGTTTTCTCCACCTCCGCATGTGCGCACGCACGTGCCTTAGTAGGAGTATGTATATACTCCTCATTATCACTATCATTATCATATTCATTATCATTATCGGCTTTTTGGGGTTCGGTTGGGTTTTCCTCGGTTTCGGAAATAACCGTTCGGTTTTCAGAAAAACCATTCGGTTTATTTGGGTTTTCCTCGGTTTCGGAATTATCCGTTTCCTTTGTAGGTCTGCCGCCCTTTTTGCCGTTGAACCTGTTGCGCTCACACCGCTCCTCATACTTGGAGTTGTCCTTGTCCATCCGTTTCTTGATGAACGAGAAGCACATGGCAAGTGCACTACCTTTTGGAAGATCCGGAACTTCGCCTGTCTCCTGGTAGTCCATCAGAGCAAACATCAACTCACCGACCTGCTCTGGTGGCAGCATCGACAAATGCTCTCTATATTCGGTATAAAAGACAAAGCTCCCTTTATTTCCCATGTGGTTCACACCTCCTTGATTCGTATTCCATACTTATAAAGCATCAACTTACGCTTTATGATGTATTCCTTTGTTCTCATGCCCTTTGTATCCTCAACAACCATTTCAAATCCATCCCAGTAAACGAAGTCTGCTATGTATGAGCACTTACGCTCTAGGAGCTTTCCCGGTTTGAATCTGCCCTTGTTGGGTCCTTTTTCATATATCTCATTCGTGTGTTCTCTCTGAGCTGGTATAAGCTCAAATTCTCTCTGAAGCTGCAAGCCTGTTATCTTGCCCGCTTTCTCAAGCAATTTCAGCTCTGTATACCTCTGAGCTTCCTTCTTGCTGTCGAATGTGATGCCGTCCAAGGCAACCTTTCTGTTGCCGTATTTAGCTCGTGATCTGTTCCAAGCCATTGTTGCTCCTTTCCCCCTGCCGCCCTCAAATAAGAGCAACAGGGATATATGCTAAGACATTACGTTACTGTGCTTGTGATGTATTAAATGTAATGTCAATGTAACCTACTTGAAACTTCCAAACAGTGCCGCCTCGGCAGCGTTCATCTCTGGCTGTGGATTTTCTGCCGGTGCTGGCTGTGGATCCTGAACACTGTTCTGTGTATTCTGAGCATTATTCTGAGTATCCTGTGGCTCTGCCTGTGGAGCCTGTGCTTCTGGTTCATTCATCTCTGTTGCTGTGGCTTCCACATACTCATCATTGTCATTCTCAACGTATGTAGGGTGTCCCTCAGCGTCCAAGGTTGCCATGTCACCCTCAAATGCTTTCTGGAGATCTATGCTCATTACTCCCCACTTACTGATTAGCTGACGGAGCATTGTCTTGTAAGCCATTCCATCAAAATTCTTGTACCAGAATGATGAATACATCCACGAATCACGAGGATCATAGTTACCGGCTTCATAGTCAGCAAATGATACTCTCTGCTTCTCTCCGTACTTTGTCTTGACCTTTCCTGCATCCTTGTAGAATGCTGGTGAATACTTGTCCGCATGAGCAAGCATCTGAGCTTTACTCCAGTACATTGTCTTTCTGAATCCGTTCACAAGCTCAAACATTGCATAGTAGCCGATTGTCTCAGCCTCTTCTCTCTTGTCCCAATCATCAACCATGAGATTGACTTTGATATCCTCGTTGAGTGGGTCAAAGTATTCCAGTTCACCTTCTTTGATCGCAACAACATTCAGTCTCTTATACTGACCGGAACGGATAGCCAACTGAATATATCCCTTATATCCCATCTGGAACTGAGCTTCCTTTGTGCCTGCCTTGGTGTTGTTGAACGGAACCATATAATAGTGTCCGAGCTGTGGAGATGGTGAAAGCTGTAAGCTCTCACCAAGAAGTGCAGCTGAAAGAATCGACTGATTCGTGCACTCCTGAAGTGTAGGGTTGGTGTTGTATGCTGATACAATAGCAGATATGAACCTCTGTCCATTCTTACCCCCAACTACCTTATTGATCTGATTCTTGATTGCATCCTGTGTAAGGTATGCTGTGATTCCCAGATTCTGCTGTGCTTTGCTCTTTGCAACTAAACTGTTATTTACTGCCATTATTTTTTACCTCCTATGTAAACTACGTGATCTTATTCACAGAACGACCAATTACAATGTGGACATCCTGTTATAAGTTTTGTTCCTGCCGCCTCTACCGATATTCCTCTTTCTATCGATGTTTCATCTCTTTTTATCTTTTTGTATATGTTCTTATTGCAGCGATAACAGATACCATTACCCGGTGCAAAGTAGGGGAGACCGTTCTTCTTGCAATATCTTTCCTGTGCCTCTATAGCCTCACTTATGTTGTAATGTTCCATCTGCCTATCCTCCTAATACAATCCGAATGCCTTACGCAGTGCCTGCTCCAAGATGGAGCTCATATCCTGTGTATCCTTGTTGCAATTCGCTTTGGTCAATATGTCAAACGTATCATGTATGAGCCCCTGCATAATCTCGTCAAGGTCTCCCTCAGCTTTGGATGCTTCCACTGCTTTGTTTATCAACTCATCTGTAGCTGTCTCTCCATACTCTTTAGCAAGTGATTCTCTTATTCCCTTCACCGCAAGTGCTAACTCCGATATAAGAACCGGTGTTGTTCCTCTCATTGATACTGATCCCATTTCTGACTTAATCATTTTGTATACCTCCTACTTAATCGCTCTAAATGTTATATTTCTGCTCTGGAAGAACTCTCTCAGAGCCGTTGCATCTTCTGTTGTAAGTTCTACTTCAAACTTAACTACCATCTTCTGTGGCTCCGGCTGTGATTCCTCTACTGGTGCTGGCTGTGCATCCTCAGGTGGTGTCATAGCCTTTGCCATTGCGGCTCTCTGCTCCTCGGCAGCTCTCTCCTGTGCCTTGCGTTCTTCTTCAGCCTTCCGTCTTGCCTCTTCTGCTGCTTTTCGTGCCTCTTCTGCAGCCTTTCTCCTTGCCTCTGCCTCAGCCTTTGCCTTTGCGATCTCTGACATTCTCTTAGCCTCAGAAATGGCCTTGTTAATGTCTAATGTATCCTTAAATACCTCCGTAGCCTCAAATCCAAATTCCGGGAGCTGACTGAGTGTAAGCACTCCGTTGCCGATCTCGTACATCTTAGACTTCATCTGATCTTCTATACTCTTCATTGATACCGATGCATTCAACCACTTAGGATCCCATATCTTCTCCAACGTGACAAAATTCTGAAAACCGATAGTCGCAAACAATTCTTCAATGGCTTTCTGCTTTTCGGCCTTGCGCTTCTCGTCAAATGCCTTGACCTGTTCATCTATCACCGCTATAGGCTTGTCTATAATGCCTATTATCTCGTTGATCTGAGCCTTAAACACATTAAACGGCTGCATGTATTCTTTCTCTCTTCTGATGCGCTCATCATTGAGGGCTCTCTTCAGCTTGTTCAGATTGGCCTTGTCTGCCTTTGCGTCCTTGATCTGGTCATCTGTGTAGACAAGCGTCTCATAAAATGAGACCTTAGATGTAAGCTCAGCCTTGAGCTCCTCATAGTTAAAATCAATCTTCTCTGGTATCGCTACCTCATTAACTCTTAATTCCATGTAAACCTCCTAATTCAGCACCAGCTCCATCTGGTGACTCTCCTTGTTCTCTCGCACCATCGCCATGATACGCTGTGTCTGTCGCTGTCTCTCTTCCTCACAGTCGCAGTGCTCGCCTGGATCCAAGTAAGCACCGCATTGCGGACATTCGTTGTAATACATTGCATCTCTCCTATATCTCCGGGAGTATCAGCGGTGGTTCTTTCCTCACCTGTACGCACTCCCAGAAGTCTCTTTCAGCGTCAATAAGATACTGAATGTCATCCTCTACCTCCGACCGCTCTATCTTGTAGTGCCTCGTCTGCAGGTATACATCACCGTTAAACTCCGACTTAAGCTGAGCCTTGAGCACCGCAAAGTCAAATTCCGTCACCATGAGATAGTGCAACACCTGTATGTAATAGTTATCCGGGATCCTATGATCCCACTTCTCCTTTTGTCTTGACTGCAGAATGTTGGTAGTCTTGCACTCCCACACACCCTTGCGGCCATCCTGATCTAAAAGCCAGCCATCAAGAGATGCATGCGCCCACGGGTACTTGTCATTTGTGAACATGTTGTTTTCCACATACCCAACTTGATACTCTGGATAATCCAACTTGAATAGCTCCCTCAGATGCTTTTCTGCCTCTGTTCCATACTTGACATAAGGCTTATCCGATATGTCCTCCGGCTCTATGCCGTAGGCTTTCTCTTTAAATAGATCCACGTTGGTCTTGTAGGGGTTCATTCCCACAATAGCCGAGGCATCCGACCCACCTATCTTGGTTCTTGCCCTGAGCCATTCTTCATGGCTGCCAAGGGCTTTCATACTTACCATGGCTGTTCACTTTCTCTCTGATCTTCAATCCTGTTCATCTGCTCCACTGTGTTAAGCAGTCCCAGCTCTGTGAATACTGTTCCAAGCAAATATGCTATGAGGCTGCCAACCGGGAGAGCCATAACCAAAGCCGTGTTAAATATGATGTTATATGCCATAATGATCAGTATTATCAGCATCGCCGCAAGGCACACCGCCTTGACAGCCTTCGTGTCTAAGTTTCTCTTCATTGCTTTTCTTCCCCTTTTCTGCTATGATTTTCTTGAGTATTTTTCTATGCACCGGCGGAACTGCAATTCCAAAGGTGCTTTTTTTGTTTCACTCAGCCTCCAGACTTCGTGGTTTAAATGGATCTGACAAGTCCATACCCTCTGCCTCAGCCAAGAACCTATCCAACTCCTGTTTACGGACTTTGTAAGCTCCCAATTTCATAAATTTAAGCTGTCCGCTTTTCCTAAGCCTGTGTACATACGCAACATTTGTATGTAATATTTCCGCTACCTCAGCAACTGTGTATATTGTTGTTTCTTCCGTTGTTCTCACCTCCTTTTTGCGTAATGTTTTGCAACATGTAACAGACGAGTATTTTCAAAAAATGCAAATATTTTTTACACGTCTTTCTCTATGACCAGCTTCAACCCAACCGCTTTCAATAAGCTGTCGGCATTAGTCAATGTCATTCCTCTTTTATCTGATTCCCACATGTACAAGCTCCTGTCAGTAAATCCTGCCTTTTCAGCCAATTTACGTTTTGACATGCCCTGTCTGAGTCTTTCTCCCTCAACAGCCTGTAATATTGTTTCCTTATCCACTTGACTACCTCCTTATATTTAGATACGATATATACTGGTATGAACATATGTTTATAACTAAATACATAGAAAGGAGTGCAACTATGGAAACTTTCAAGACATTTCCTGCTACTAAGGCTGAGGCACTGACACTGCTTTACCTTCAGAACCAGGACTTATCAGACAAGACCATTGAAGAGATCGTAGCTTTATATGACAACATATCTAAAAGAGCTATTAAAGCTTGTAATGTAAACGTAAAGCTTAGATAATCTCTTACTTAGTCTTTTTTGACTTACCAAGCCGGGCTCTTGTTTTCATCATGGAGTCAAGAGTCCGTGCCATGGAATCCTTGTAGTCACACATATAGTTATCGTCTCTAACCTTCTTACACAGGTGCTTTATCGTCTTGTCCACTTCTTTCTTAAGTTTCTTTGTCTTCATCGTTCCTATCTCCTTTCCTTCTTGATTTCCAAATGTCGAAAATCAACCTTCCGACAAATGTTCCAATGGCTATGCCAATAATCGTGGTCAACATCTTTTCTTTGATTCCTCTCTATACTCTTTCTGAATTACGACAACAGGATGCCTTACCGGTTTTGGCTCCAGTAGCTTTCTGATTGTCTGGAGCTCTTTTCTTATTTGTACAAGCTCTGTGTATATCTTCTTGAGCATTACTTCCCTCCTTTCTTCTTGTCGTCCTCATCATTTCACCCTATAATTTCCATAGGTGCATCAAGCATCAATCCATACGAAAGAAGGTGAAACTATGAAGATTTATGCATGTCTTATTGGCAACTGGGTGTGTTTGAACGATGACCCAGATTGCAAAATAGGTAACGATGGCAAGTCTCCTGATATGTGGTATGAAGAAAACGCAGTTATCTACGCTCCTGAAAATCGCAAGCCAGATACCTATTACGAACTTGACTATGTGAAAATTCTTTACAAGGGTGTTGTCTACCGAATAAATCCTATATTTATTCAGACTGTCGAAGGTTAGAATCACACTTAGCCAGTTCCTTAAAGACTTTGTCGGTATCCCTTAATGGTGTTGTGTTTGACATTAAGCGGATATCGGCATTGAATCTCTGATTCACTTCTCTCTCCAACTTAACCCAGTCCAAATAACTGATTCCGTCCAGTGCTTCCAGTATTTTGTTTAACTTTCCTGTTGTCATGCCTCTCCTTTCTCTTATTAGTATTCTTTTTGTGAACTAGTAAGGCAAAAAAATATTTTCTCTAGGAAAACTACAAATATCTGCAAACATTCTTAATTCTGCCTCTTTCATCTTTACCTTGCCACTTTCCCAATTACCAACTGTAATACGAGAAACGCCCATTTTATCAGCAATATCCTGCTGTGAAAGACCTGCATTTACTCTGACAGCTGATAATCTTATCTTTAAACTATTCAATCTTTCGCCTCCTTTCTTTCATCGTGTAATTGCATTATAGTATTCTTTTTGTGAACTGTCAAGCAAAATGAAAACTTTTTTTGCTTTTCGCTTGCTATAAGTATTCATTTTGTGTATAATCAAACATAAGAAAGGACGTGATGAAATGGGTGCAAACCAATTTGCTAAATTATTAAAATATTATCTAATGCTAAATGGCAAAACTCAGAGCGATTTAGTTAACGATCTTGGATATGAAAAATCAACGGTATCAAACTGGTGCTCTGGTACAAGAGTTCCCAAAGTTGATACTATTATAGATATTGCCAAATACTTACATGTCGAACCGGGAGACTTGATTGTTGAACCAGAAACCAAGCCTACATATTACTTTGACGATGAAACAGCTCAGAAAGCACAAGAGATATTCGAGAACAAGCAGCTCTCTCTTCTCTTCGATGCCGCAAGGGATGCAGAGCCAGAGGACTTGGAGACAGTTCACACAATGCTCATGGCTCTCAAGAATAAAGAGAAACGATAATGCACATAAAACATCCCACGGATTTTGTTATTGTTTTTCTGATTACATTTGAAAGGGATGATTTCTTTGGAATATATAAACGTACAGATGATGGATTTAAAATCTACCAAGATTAAAGAAACCGTGACCAGTAACGAAGATGGCTCTTACACTATCTTCCTCAACTCACGATTCACACAGGAACAACTCAATGACGCTTATATCCACGCTATCGGACACATAGACAGGGACGACTTCAACAAAGGCTCTGCCGATGTTGTTGAGGCTTATGCACATGGGCTAACTGAATTGTAA